ATGTTTATTCCTGCATTACCAAGTCCGATTGTAATCATTTTAGTTCTCCAAGATTTCTTCCAACGTTTATGTTTACTTTAAACTTACCTAACTTGGTATTCTCAAAGATCTCAACGATTTCTTTTATTCTGTTTTTCTCAGATAATGGCACATCCAAAACAATTGAATCATGAACAAGAAATGCTACGTTTGTTCGGAGTCCTTTGCAGTACCTTTGTATCGCGGATGCTCTGTCAAGGAAATTATCTGAGGAGGTTGACTGGATGAGATAGTTGAGGGCGTGGAAATCATCCGAAGATATTGATCTTCCAAATGGAGTATGTACAACTCCCTCCTTATAAAATTTCGATAAGACCTTCTGCTTGTCGTAGTAATCAGTAGTAACTGCCTTTGAAGTGGGGTTATAAAGCCACGCAAATATTTGTTTTTTCGCATCATCTCTAGATAAACTATCATTAAAAATGTTATTTTGATTCCAATCATGGATATCTCCTGTGGGTTGTGGGTGCCCGGACAGGTGTAGTAGGGTTCTTAACTCGGCACCATTGAAGTCAAGCTCCACAAAACAATCCCATTTAGGCTCAATAATGTCCTTTAGTGAGCTCTTAAGATTAAGGATAGGGAAAGACCCTTGGTTAAGCCCCAAACGTCCTGTGACGGTTCCCCAAGGGTTATAATCAACATAGGACTTACCATCCCAATGAGACTTAACAAGATACATTGCTTTCTGATCTGTTCTTGCGTGTTGTTTCCACTTTTCCCTATTGAACCTGACCTCTTGTGTTGAAATCTCTTTGCACATAACATTAATATTGTGCATTAAACGATAATTTTTAGGTTTTGGATTATTTTCTATAACCCACTGTGTTATTTCGTTTAACAAATTATAATAATGCTGTATGTCTCTTTCAGGCACAAGATTATAAAAGCAAATATCGGAAAGATTTACTTTAGCTGAGATGAAAGATTTTAAGTGTGATTTTATTTTTCTTTCTCTTGCTTGTAATCTTTCTTTCAAATGATCAGGGCAGCTATCTTCTAATGATTTACCTTGAGCAATTATTTTAGCTAAAATAACATCTCGATCTTCAATGAGTTCTGACCAGTCCCAAGTTGCTGTTAGACTTTCTGGTAAATTTCTGAGTCTTAGTTTACCATTAGAAAAGTAACCACGACATTCTTTTTTGTCATCAACTATTTGAAATATCATTTTTCCTCCGATTGATATTTGTAATATGATTTAGGGTTCCTGGTCTTTTGATTGTTAAAAGACGGAACTGTTCATTAATATAACTGATTGCTTTTGATTTGTCAAGTTTTTTGTAGAAAAAAATTGCTTTTTGTTTTATTCTGTCCAGTTCAGGTTTTGTATACCTGCTGTATTCTTCCGTGTTCCTAATATTTATATAATTTATTATATAATATATTTTATTATTATTTATTATATTATAATTATGATATTTATTTACTCTTGTATTTTCACATTTAGTATCTATAATATTTACTTTATCATATTTCTTAATATATTCACTCCAATTATGTTTTAATATTTCTTGTAAATAATCTATATCTCTTTCATAACAAACAGAATAGTTTTTAAGAAATACAGATTGAGAACTTGACAAATCATATTTTTTAGTGTATAATAGCATAGCTGGTGAGTTTATATCAGCAACAAGTACCCATGGAACATTCTGGTGTATTCTAAAACCATATTGTAAAGCAGCATTAATGTAAAATTGTTTTTGCTTGTCATTTAGTATTAATTCTTCTTTAATTGAATCATCATCAGCTTTTTCACTGGATAAACTTAAAGCCAAACCGGAGGTAAATATGCTAGAATGCTTAGATCTTTGAAATCCTGAAAGAGTTATAGGAAAATTTGGGCCATTTTGTTGGTGCCATTTGAGAAATTCAGAAACCCAATGATCAAATTTAGTTATTTTCGTGGGGTCTACAAGTTCGTTAAATTTTTTAAAATAATTGTTAACAAAGTTATTATATAGGTCTATTGGGTCTTCATATGCCTTGTGTACTGATAAAGAGTACAAAAAGGAATCTTGGGGTATTTTATTCATTAGTTTAGCTTGATCCATTTTTCTTATAAAGGCTTCCCAAGCATCAACAACAAAGTTTAGAGCTACTATCCTCTTTGTAGGGTTAGCTATCTCTGGTAATTCTGTTAAGGACTCTTCATTAACAATAATAGAATTATAGTTTTGGTCACATTTACCATAATAGACATAATCAGAGAAATTAAAATCAGTAATATTTTTCTCATTATCAAAACTGTTTAACTTATATTTTATTCTTTCATCAACTAAGACTTTAGTTACCAATTCTTTGTTATTACCTTTAAACATATATTACTCCTCCGAAATAGTTCCTGTCTTATTATACCTATAAAGAGCTTTTTGAATACTTAGGGCAGTATCAGAGCAGCTTATAGTTTGATTCTCTGTATCTGGACTATCAACAGCTGGACTATCAACAGGACACAGATCTTTTAATTTATTTTTATTAAGTGTGGACCTAGGACTGGAAGGATCAGTTCTCTCTTCTTTTTCCCCTGTGTGGACAAAATGACCCTCAACATTTGTTTTGAACCCATTCCTATCAATTGTTGAATTTACTTTTAAAGCCATTTGATACCCTCCAAGACCCATTATATTAGATAAATTAGGGTCATCAACACTACCAGGGCCCTCATTGGGTTGTCCAAACATTGGACCTCCAAAGCCAAATGGATTAATATAAAAAATCATACCAGGAAATAAAAGAGTGTTACCAATCATCTCTAAATTGCATCTATACACAGCAGAGAGTTGTAGAAGGTTATTAGTACCTTGACTTAGCATTCTGGACTCTCTTATGTATTGTATGTCTGTTTTTGAAAATTTAATTTTTTTCAATAGACCTCTATCAGCACCTATAAAAAAATGATATAATCCATTGTTTTCATCCAAGTCTCTCATACCTCTGCCGGGAGGGTTATCAGACCTATAATGAGGAAAGAGCACAAAGTAGTTATAGAACCCTGATGTGTCTTCTATAGTGGCATCAACCTCAGAGGTCTTAACAGGCAATTTACCACTAAGATGGTGTTCATGGATATTTTTAACAGGCTTATCATCATTAGAATTTTTTAAAGCTGCTAACGGATCTCCACCAGCATCTTTTGCAGCCATTATACTCATGGTTTTAAAAGATAATCTTTTATGTTGCGCGTTGTTAATACAAGCTTCTTGTAAGGTATTTATGACAAGAAACTGTGTAAACCTTTTTATAAAGTCTATAACTGATATTGCCTCTATTTCTTTATCTAGTATCTCTCCCTTGTACCACTCTATAAAAGTACCTGTTTCTATAGGAAGTTCTCCAATATTAACAACAGTTTCAGAGTTTTCTCCTAGTAAATTGATACTGAAAGAAGTCATTGCCATTTTAATATTTTCAACTTCAGGAAAATATTCTACACCATCTTTGTACAAACAATCCAGTAAAAAATAAATAAGGTCTGCCATATAGAAAAAAGTAATTTTAGTATTATCTGTTCCTGAGTCGTCTTTTAAGTATTTACCAGATATATACTTCCATTGATTATCCAATGTGCTAGCACTACTATCTGGTATCTCTGAAGGAACTGATTGAACAACACCATCAGTTTGTATTAACTTTGGCTTAGTAGTGAAAAATTGTGTTTTTGTGAAATTGTTTCTATCAAATTTGTCAACTATACAAGAGTACAAGCAACCATTTGTAACAAGTTTGCTGATAATAGATTGATGCATTTTTCTCCTAGATATAACTCTAGCAGCCTGTATAGATGATCTTAACTCTGACAATTGTTTAGCATCACAACTATTGGTTTCAACTGCTTTGTTGTATAATTCTAATTGTTCAGATTCAAATTTTCTTGCTTCTCTAGAGTTTAAAGCATTCATAATTCTAGTACCAGTTGCTCCCTCGATATAAGCAATATAGTCAGCAGTAACAGTCACAGAGTTATCATCGTTTATGTTTATTTCATGATCAATAAGGTTTAAATAGAACGACTTGTTTGTGATCCTTATAGCTTCTTTTAATTTAAAAATATCAAGATTATTTCTTTTTAAGTTTCTTAAAACTGTATCATTAGGTAACTCCCAACCGACATCAACTCTTACTCTATAGTGATTAGGATCATAGTGTAATGGTGAATACACATTAGCATCTTCGTTAGCACCAGTTCGAGGGCAAAATTTTGTATTAACAAATAAGTCTAGAAACCTATATTTGTATTCCTTTCCATCTGCTTTTACTACAGTTCTTTCTTTTACAAATTCTTGAAAAGATTGGAAAAATAGTTCTATGTTTGCTTTTATAAACTTAGTAGAAGTAGCAGGTGTTTCACCATCAAAAGAAAATTTAAAGGACTTAATACCATAGTCTGTGCCTCTGTCAAATGTAGGTGTTGTTCCAAATGGATCTCTTTTTCTTGTATTTTGTGCAAAGGGTATCTCCCTTACAATATTTGGATTTTGGGGAGACTCTTCTGGGTCAAAGTAAACTTTATATAGTTTTAATTTTGGAACCAAGGCAGCATGAACATCTGGTGTTATATCAAGAAAAGGTCTGATCTTCTCAGCAGTTGGTGTTATTAATTTATTTATTACGTTATTTTGATCTTTTTGATGCTCATCTCTAAGAAGAACCAGTCTTCCATTATAATAATTGTTTGAGTGTAATTTATCAGAATTTTGTTTTTTATTGAACACATTTAAATTAAATTGATCTATGAGTGTAGGCAAGTTTAATAACAAAGCACATTGTTTGTATTTCTTTTCTCTTTTGCTGACCTCTTCATCTGTAAGCTCTTCTGGTGTAACGCTTGATCCTTCATCTATTGAAGCTAGATCAGATTGTGCTTGGCTTTGTGCTTGATCTAGTAATTCTTGACCATCAAACCCAGGAGCTGGTTCTTCTGTTTCTTTTTCCAAAGATTTTGCTATTTGAATTCTCACAGCGTTTTCATAAACTATCGGCAATCTGTTTAAAAGATACGATGAACATTGATCAGCTAAAGAATTAAAAGCTGTTCCAAGACTAACATTTAGTTCTCCCTCATCATCAAGATCAGTTCTTATAAAATGAATAAACGCAATAAAATAACCTAAAACAACATCAGCTGTTCCAGTCTTGTTAGACCCCACCAATCCAAGAAACATTGATAAGTCAGAAACTTTTTCGGTGACTGGATCGTATAATTCTTTTAGACCAACAGAAGGGTTGGGTCCTGTAGGATCTGCTATCAGTACATTTTCATAAAAAGTGTTCTGTTGATTTCTAGAAGCCCAGAATATCTCATCAAAGTTAGTTGGTCTTGTGTATATTTCTGAGTTTTTTATTTCTTCTGGATCCAAATCTGGTGCTTTTAGCCTAGCAGCACTTGCACCAGCACGACTCTCAACATCGGTACTAAATTTTATTGTATCAAAACTAACTTCATTTGAGAATGTTCCCCATATAGAATTTTCTTCTAAGTATTCAAACGTACAGGTGTTGCCTGAAACAGTGTAAGTGTAGACTGGGTCAAACAAAGGAAATCTATTACCTACTGCAATTATTTCGTCTATAGCTTCTCTAAAGCTTTTTTCTACTTGTTGATCAAAGCGTTGAAAAGAGTAAACATCAACTCCAAAGTTTTCAAATATATAATCCGAGTCTCCTTTAAATTTTAGTATTTTAATTCTTATAGGTTGTACATATTCATTGTCTGGAATTAATTTAGAATATTTTTTAAAAAAGCTTATTTTTTCAGGTGTAAAATCGTCCTTATCTAAACCATTAAATTCTTCAAATATGGCATTAAGTCTTCCATTTACCAATTTTTTATCGTATTCGTTATCTCCATTTATAACAGCTTCAGCTGCATTGAATATATCATTTGCTATTAAAGCAGCATACTCAGCATCAGTTCTTTCTAGATTACCAACTCCAAGACCAAAGAATGAAGTTCCATCATACCTATAAGCTGAATAAAGAATAAATTTTGCCCAAGGATCATTGATTTGTTTGAATTTAGTGGTATTGTTTGCGTCTTTTTTTTGTAAAAAAACTGATGGTATTGTACCTTGCACTTCCCAATTATTTGGCACACCGATATCAAAATTGACATCAACACCAAGAGAAAAGTCTTTAACTTGTAATACTACACTACTACCATACGATGGAGGAAAATCAGCACCAGGTGTATCCATTGAGAGCCCAAAGTATATTTCGTAATTATCCCAATATTCCCATTCTAATATCCCAGTAGCCATTAACCAAGTACCTCAATTGCTTGTTGCAAGTTGGTTGGTATTTTTAATATCTCTCCTTCTTTTAAATGTGCTTCTGTTGGTTTGTTATTAAATCTTGCTATTATATACCAATATTGCTGATCTCCGTAAAACTTTTGAGCTAATTTAAAAAACCTTTCACCTACAACATAATAGTGTTCTGTAAATGCTATTGATGCGAGCTTCTCTTCAGATGGGTTCTCAAACACAGGAGTCATATATTGTGTTACTATTTTAACGCCTCTAGACTCAAACAGTTCCTCGTCTTGATAAACATCATTTGTTGCTTTTCTTCTTTTTCTGTATCTAGACATTTATTTATCCTCCAAATGGCCATTTTGAACCAGCATTTGTTGCAATATAATTACCTTGATCATCAAATCCTAGCTCATGTTCATGAAGAACATTTAGTTTTATTGATAACTTATACAATTTTGCGTAATGAGTTTTTCCTTGTATTATAAAACCTTGACTAACATCAGGAGCTAAGTTTATACCGTCTATCCATCCCAACAAACCACCATCTTTTGCGTCTTCTCCCGTTCCATCAGCCGCCGCTATTAAATTAGCAAACTTAACTCTCACAAGAGGTGATTTTGATATAGAATTAGCAGTTACAACACTTTGAGAATCTACAGAAACAGGATTTCCTGAGTATCCAGGATATAACATAGAAGTTAATGTTTTTAAAGCATCTGCATTAGATTTTGCTTCTGGTAAATTAGCGGCTGGTACATCCCAACCAATAGAGATAGTTCTTTTAGTACCAGAAAAAGTTCCTATAGGATCCATGCGACCAAACACTTCTTCTGAATTCCATGATGATTGAAAATCATCAGTTAAATCAGTTAAGAAAGCCTTGAAGTGTACTTCAAGATTTGAAACTAAAGAATATATCTTAATTATTGAATCTGTGTTCTCAGCATACAAGTGCGTTCCATCTCCTGTAGTTGGAAATTCTCCAAATGCTGATGATTTGGATGATAATCGTCTATTTCTAAAACTCATAAATATCCTCCGTTATACTATACTTGCAACAGCTTTCGCTATTGGTCCACCTGCGGGACTTTTAAGATCACTTACTACAACACTTTCTACCATTTCTTTTAAGCCACCATCTTTTATTTTTATAACTAGTTCTATCTTTTGTGCCATAGCAGCATTAACAGTAGTTTTAAGGTCCGCAGCCATACCTGTAGCCGCTTCTGTCATTGCTCTAGCCGATGTACCCGTGGTAACAAGTGCAAGGTTCTCTAAGCCATTCTGGAGCCCTTCATCGTCCATAACTAAAGATACCGCATAAAGACCAGCAGTAAGAGCTGCCATGGTTGCCATGACTCCGGCAGCTGCCACTAATCCAGCAGGACCAGTTATCATTAATAAAGCTAAAGATCCAACAAAAGCTGTTAATGGTGAAATAACATCGGCTCCCAAAGCTCCAATTTCTTTGAAACTACCAACCATAAGAGCTATACCAGCCGCTGCAAGGCCAACACCAGCACCAATTAAAGCAACAGCTGCTCCGATTCCTAATAAAACAGGAACCGCAACACCAGCGGCTGGTGCAACAGTTAATAACATATATACTAAACCACCTACAGCAGCTCCAAAAACTAATAAAGCAATACCGGCAGCTACCATCTCTCCAGCAGAAAGACCTGCAAAGGATGCAACAAACAAAGACAAACCTGCTGCTGCCATACCAATACCAGCACCTATCATTAACACAGCCCCTGCTATAGCTAACATTGTAGGTAAAGCTGATTTATTTGCGGCTGTATTGGTTACTTGACTCTTCGTTTGTTTATCTGTAGCAGCAGAATTAATTACTTTTGATTTAGTATTTGCAGCATTTTTTATGGTATCTTTATCAGTTTCAAGTGTAGTTATTTTTTTAGTAGCGGCATTTTTCTTTTCTGCTGCATCTTGAACTTCGGTTGCTATAGTGCTTTGTCCTTTAAGATTTATGTTAGCCATTTCAGCAATAGTTTCTGCTTCAGCAAGAGCTAAAGCAACTTTTCTTGTTGCCAAAAATGCTCTAACCACTTTATTACCACCATAAAGAGTTATAAATAAAACAGTTGCCGCTGATGCAGCAGCCACAAATGCCATTCCATTTGGACCTAATGCTTTTGTAATACCAATTAATCCATCAACCAAAAATTCAACTGCTTCCAAGATAGGCATAACAGCAACAGTAAATTCTGCCAAGAATATTTTTAGTTTCTCTCCAAGAGGTAAGGTCGCTTCCACGGCTTTGTTAAATTTTTCTTGAACTGCTTCTTGTCTTTCCATATCTTTTCTGTATTTCTTATAGTCCTTCATGTTCATACCAAAGATACGTTGAGCTTCATTCATATCATTAATACCAGCAGCATTGGCTATAGCCATTTGTTGGAATTTATTCATATCTTTAAAAGCTGTTCCTCCAACTTGAACTTGTTGAACTAAAGTTTCTATTCTTTGATCCTCAGTCATCATTAACATGTTTGTTGCAGACAATTGTGATCCAAGCAGGGCATTTAGTTTACCAACAGTCTCAGCCGATCCTGCGAACGTATCAAACTTACTGGCTAATGAAGTTAAAGTTGCAACCTCAACACCAGCAGCTCTAGCACCAGCAGCAAGGCCTTGAAAAACTTCAATAGATTTTTCACCATAAACAGCAAGTGACTTAAATGCTGCTTCAAAATCTTTAGTCATTTTGCCAGCAGAAATACCAGCAGACTGACCCATAAGAGCTAACTGCTTAGTCATGTCCATCGCTTGTCGTTCTGACATACCCATATTCAAAGTAAATATATTTAAAAATTGAGCTGAAGTATTTGCGTTTATACCTATTCTCTCAAATTGAGCGACTGTTTTTCCAAGTTCAACCTGGGCTTTTTGTGACATAAGTGTAAAACCAACCATGTTCTCTGTTAAACCTTTTAAAGCATTACCAGCGTTTTCAAAAGTAACCCCTGCTATGTTTCCTTCTTTTCTCATAGCTAACAAAGATCCTTGAAACTTATCACCAAGACCTGTAGCAGCTGCAAATCTTGCATTAGATTCGTCTAATCCTTTGACCATCGCAACTGTTGCTTCAACAAACTTTTGAACTGTTGCTAGAGCTAGCACTTTTATATTAAAGAACTGTCTAAAACCATTAGTCATTACTCCTATTGGGTCATCAGTGTTTTTTATAGCCGCTGCAAAGTCTACCATTTCTGCAACCATTCCAGATTGCGCTGTTGAAAACAATAAGGATTTTTGAGCCAAACTTCCAAACATTTTTTCAGCGGCTTTTTTACCTTTCTCATCAATTTTATTTGCTTCTTTGGCTTCCAAGCCTTTAGCTTTTTGAGCTTCAACTTCTTTTATGGTTAAATCATAATCTTTTTGTGTTTGGGCGAGTCTTGCTTTATCTACTTCTATTTGTTTTTTTGCTTCTTCTAAAGCTTCACCTGTTAAATCCTTAGCATCTTTTATTGATTGTGCTATTTCTGCTTGTAAATCTTTGGTTTTTTGGGACATTTGACGAGAAAGTTCTTGTAGTTTATATAGAGCATCCTGAGCAGCAATCTTATCATTTCTAAGTTTTGCAGCATCCAGCTCCCTTCTTATCTCTTCAGCTGCTGCGTCTTGAGTTTTTCTTACTCTTTGATAAAACTGTTCAGCAGTTTCGTTTGCTTTTTGTCTCATATTAAAGATGTCTGTTTCTTGATTTAAGATTTTATCATTTAATCCTACTTGTTTTTCAAGGTTCTTAATCCTTTCAGCCATTTGCTCCGGGGTTAAATTTTCACTCATTTATCAACCCTCATCTTTAAATGGCCAAGTAATACCTGTTACTTGTTCAAAATGACTAACAGCTTGGTCTAATTTTTCTTTTTGTTTTTTAGAAAATGGGTGCTCTTCGCCTTTTGATATAAAGGCATCAAGATATTGTTTTTCTGCTACTATAGCTTTTGCATAAGCTTCAACATCTTGTTGTTCACCTCTTATAATAAACTTTAATTTTGGGCCTTCTTCATCTCCTTCTTCCTTGATAAGATTACCAAGCATTTTATGAGCACCAAGCTCAGCAGTCATATTAACATCTTTTCCGTACATATACTTAAGAAACTCTTTATTCCATTCACCAAAAAAAGCCAGCCATGACTCTGTTAATAATTGTTTTTTTTCTGTAAAGTCTATATTTTTCATAACAAACACCTCTCCAAATAAATAGTACAAAAAGACAAAAGCCAAGCTTATCTTTTGCGCCTGACTTTATCCATTTCTTTTTTCTCTTCTTCAAATTGTTTTTGAAGCCTCTGTAGAAACCAGTTTCTTAATCCAATTGGAAGATTGTATGCCTCTATGAACGACCAACCTCCAAAATGCTTAAGGAGGAAGAATTGTTCATATATAGCTTCCATATACTTATCGGTCAGGCCAAAAAAAGTCTGCCCCGAAAGGCACCTCCAATTCTTGTGTGTGTCCACAAGAGGTGCACGAAAATTCGTCTTTTAGTTTCACATTAGGTGTAGCAGAAGCATAGCTGTTTCTTAAAGATCGAGCATCCGCTGCCGGCATTGCATCAATAAATCTGTTTATTAAATTTCTGTCTGTAATTCCTTCTATTGACAAAATCATTGTTTTAAATTGATCGGTAATTGCAGAATCTTGTAGCCTTTTCTTTTTCTTATTTTGTTTTAATTCAATAAGATATTGCTCATCTTTTCCTGTAAGAAGTCTACATTCTACATGAAACTTAGAAACAGGAAGGTGGAATACAAAATTACCAGCTTCGTTTCTTGTTATAGTTTTAAGACCTTCTGGATCAGGATAGTGTATTTCTGGTTTAGAGATATCAAAAGCAATTTCGTTTTGAGCTTCGCAAGCAGGACATTGCATTTTTGTTTCATATTCTGACCCATAGCCAGAAATACGAGCAGCAATCAAAATAGCATTTCTGTCGCCAATAAGTAGGCTTTGTGAATCTATTTGTTTGTCAAGTATAACACTTTCTAAGAATCTTTCAATAGCAAGACCTTTGCGTAACAAAGTTTCACTTGTTAGGATATCTTCTTCTTTTGCTGTCATGTATTTTATTTCAATAACTTCTTTGTTGTGTAGAGGGTGACCTTCAGGATAAAAAACACCTTTTGAAGGAAGTTCAACAAAATCTGTTGGTGAAACAAAATCTAACAACGATTTTTGTGGTGGAGCATCTTGGTGAGAATCGCGAGCTCCAGAGCGATCCATTTCATTTTTAATTGTCATTTATACCTCTAAGTTAGTTCAGCCCAGTCATATGAGACTGTTATGTCTATTGTAACTAGTTCGTCACTAGAATAATCTAAAGACCCAAATGTTACTGATTTGACCCATGCGTTATTTAATTTCCATTGTTCTATAACTTTGCCATTTGAATCAATTTGATGAATTAGAAAATTGCTTGTTTCTCTAAAAGAATCCACAGCACTCATTTTCTGTAACCCTTCTGGTGGAAAAGATCCACTTACATTTGGACCATAACCACTTTCTTTTAATACTTTATACAATTCGCTAGCTCTATTGTTAGGATCAACAATGGATATTTTAACATCATTCCATGTTACAACACCAGGATATTTGTACTTATGGTTCATTAGTTTGTATTCTTGTGAATCTATATCAAAAGAAGGTTTATCAATAGATTTAGCCCACCACCATACACCAGAACCATTAGAAATGGTAAATCGATATTGGCGAGTGGGCTCAACGTTGTTTGTAGACCAGAAAGCCATTTAAACCTCGATTATGTTGAAGTACCGAAGAATGAACCAACACCATCAGGACCAGGAGCCGCAGAGGTATCTGTGGTATCACACTCAGCCCAATCATATTTTAAAGACAGTTCAACTGTTTTTAGATCATCATTTGAATAATCAAGATCACCAAACTTAGCAGACATAATCAAAGGATTTTTAAGTGTCCACTTTTCTACTTCTTTACCATTAGAGTCCATAACTGCAATAATAATGTCACCTAAAGCACCACCATCAACTGCCGCTGAACTGTGACCCGCCGTTGCTCTACCTTCTTTAATTTTTGAAATTGTAAACAACTTTTGATCACCACCAGAAGCATTAGGCATACCAGGAGAAATACCAGGAATTCTATAGCCTGAGTCTATGATTAGTTTATTTAACTGACCTACAGCGTTTGGAGAAATAGGATCAACAAGCGTCATAGAAATATCTTGCCACTCTATCCTTCCAGGAAAGTGATATTTGTTATCTAGAAAATCATGTGTTACAGCAGTAACTGTATAATTAGGAATGTTTGTGGTCTTAGCCCAATAAAGAACATCAGCCCCACCTATTCCAATTCCAGTAAATTGTATCATAAACCGATAATTTCTTTTCGGTTCAATATTATTAGTACTCCAAAATCCAGCCATTAATTTGTCTCCTTATTGTCTTTATAACTAGTATTAAAATTCAATTCCACTACGTGTCACAACAAAATCAACGACAATGTATTCTATCGCTCTCGCAGGCTTAATCAAAACTTTAGCGTACAAGACGTTTCTGTCAATTAAATCTGCTGTTGTTGTAGTTTCATCTAAAATTAATTTATATTCTGTGATTCCCAAACGAGACTGTACATCTTGAAGAATTCTGTCCGCTTGTGCTTTAAATCTATTCCAAGTTGCGTTAACATTTTGGTCAAACAAAATAGTCTCAGAAACTTTTCCTATTCTTCTCTTTAAGAACAACAACAATCTACGAACGTTAATACGATCAAGAGCTGATTTCTTTTGTTGAAGAGTTTTCTGTCCAAAGATTACAATATCACCTGAAGCTGGGAACCTAGCAATAGGATTAATGTTTTCTTGATAAAGTGCATCTCTGTTGGCTTTTGATAAATGCTCATCAGTTCCAACAATTCTAGGTCCTTGTGATCCACCAAGTTGGTTAATACCACCTCTGTTAAATCCTGCTGGAGCAAACCATGGCTCTGAAAGTCCTTGAGACTTAGCAATAGCTCCTATGGCTCCAACCGAAGGGGGAACGAATAGAGTGTCGTTTCCACCACCTGCTGTATCTCTAAGAAGAAGAGATGGGAAGTAGGAAGCTGCAAAGGATGAATCAAGAAGTCTTGTCTGAGCAGTACTAATGAGTGTAGTCAAACTACTGTTAGACTCAGCACCAGCATTTTCCCAAGAAGGTTTATATATACCAGCTAAATCAACAACTGCCATTGAATCTCCACGAGTTTCACAAATGGAAATTACACGATTTGTGATATTATTATCTGTGATACCAGGAATTGCTAAAGTATCATACTCCAATACTTCTGCATCTTCTACAATATCTAAAGCAAATTCATAAGTTTCTTTTACGTATGAAGCTTTTCTTGTAGTAATTCCATCCAATTGTTTTTGACCAAATGGATTTGTTTTTAAAATGTTTACACCATCGTAACCACCCGCCATTGGAGCTTCGTATTGCTTAACACCAGCATTAATAAGTGTTTGTAGTCCAAGTTTATTACTTTCAGCAAGGTTTTCAGAGAAAAAGTATAGCCCTTGGGAAGCAGTAATTTCTTCTATGGTAAATACAAATGCTCTTTCGTGTGAAGATGCTATTGTGGTACCATCATCATTTTCTGGAACAACTGGGGTATATCTTAAAACATCAATATATGAAGGGTCTTTAACTGTTTTTGTTCCTTGAACATGTCTAACACCAAATACAGACCTAGCAGGGTAATTGCTACCTTGATTTGTATTTTGATTAGTTATTCTTACAGATGGAAATCTAAAAGAAGCAGATTGATCAGCTAAAAGACCAGTTACCATACCACTTCCACCATCCTCTTCAACTCGAGGTATAGAACCGCTACCTGCTAAGAAGCCAGCAGTAAAAGCAACACCTTTTGAACCAAAAGTTTGAAAATCTGTTGATCCTGAAAAAATGCTAAACCCTTTGTGTCTTAAAGGACCATAAAAACCAACAGGCAGAGCAGATGTATCAGCAAGTGTTTGATTCTCAACAGCATTGTCTATATCAACATAAACATAATTAGAGACATTTGGATAAAGACCTCTAACATTATATTTTTTGTCAGTTGAATTCCATTGCAAATATTGTGTACCAATTCTTTTTCCGATATAATCAGCTGACGATGGAGAAAGATTACAACCAGCATAAGTCTCTACTACTACACCATCTTCTAAAATCTTAACTGTAAAAGTAGATAAAGGATTCGCGGTGTTACCTAATTTTAAGTCACAAATTCTTATAGAAATAGAATTATTTATAAACTCACCCTCAGATAGTGAAATTAATCTAAATAGTGGTTCTTGAGCATTTCTATTAATAAACCATCCTGTTCTAGCAGCTCTTGCTTGTGCAAAATGTTCATTATAATTGTTAGATCCATTATCAAGTGCTATTAAGAGACCATATTGATCTCCAGCAGCAGAACCACCACCAACATCATCTAAAATTGCTTGTTCAAAAGTTTCACCTACAAAATAAACTTCATTAGTTTTACCAAAATTGTTGTTATTTTCAATTTTTTGTGGATTTGTATTTAAACTATTTCTTATAAATCTAGAAGATCCAGGATTAAAAGAAATTGTTTTTTGCTCATCTCCAGCAGAAGAAGAAATAGATATTTTGAATTCCCCAGCACCAACTGACTTAACAAGACCGCTAGCAAATATTCCTGATGTTCCTTGTGGATTGGTACCAGATAATGCTAAAGAAGCATTATTAGAATATATAATGGCCCCTAAAGCTCCTGTGTGGTTTGTTTCTAAAGCACCAGATTGTACTATGAACAAGCCATATGCTGTGTCAATTGCTGACATATCACCTAAACCAGTAGCAAGGCTTCTACCTAAAGACCAACCAGCACCTATATCAGTACTAGTATCTGTTAGGCCGTTTTGCTTTCCAACTAATCTAACAAAAGTTAGAGGTGTAGTATTAGAAGCAAGGTGTGCTTGAGCAGCGTAATGAGAATAAAGTGGATTTGCGACATTTCCTTCTCTCCAAATGTCGGCATTGGAAGTACCTTTACCAGATTGTGGTCTTCCAAATACAGAATAAAAATCCTGAAGGTTATTAACTCTCACTGGTTTCATACCAGGTCCTTTTAGGGCTGGTCCAATTAGAAGTGGTCCTACATCTTGTACCTCATTAGGTAAAACGGACTCATCTACTTCATTTAGTTGAATACCAGGTGAAACAAAATCAAACTTACTAGGCATTTATAAACTCCTTTTTATAATTTATCATAATAAATAGTATCACAAAGGACTAAAAGTACTTTTTGTAAATTAAAGTTTGGTATCACTTGTGACAGTCTCAGAACGAAATCTAATTTTAGCTCTATTTTCTTTTCTTGCAAGAGTTGGGCGAGGTCTATTGTAACCTTCAGAGATTAAATATCCCAAAACTCTGACTTGAACTTTGGTTTCAAACATTCTCTCCTCTTCACCAATATTCGTAGTATTATTGTTCATAGAAAAGCTTTGCTCGATGAACCCCTCATATTTATGACCATCTTTCTCAAATACAAAAGAGTTGATCTGACCAAACTTAGCTATAAATGGCTCTAAAAGATCGTTCATTTGTTGTTGATACTCAGTTCTTAAAGTAACTGTGTACATTAGTTTTATATATGAAGGTATTGGGGTTGCATAATTATTATAAACCACTTCATTATTAGGGTCATTCGGTCCGGTTTTATCTTGATTACGAGAATCTTTAATTATTTGAGCATTTTGAAAGTTTTTTGTTTTGTCTTGATTGATACTTCTTGCAACACTTATTGCTCCTCCTTTAAAAGTATGATCCTCGTACAAATGAGCTTGAAAAGTTCCTTTAAAGGCAGGGTCTTTATCAACAGAATCACGATTTATGGTGATTAATGGCAGAATCAACTTTCCAACCTTGTCTCTGTATCTAACATCGTTTTTTACTTGGAAAGTTCTCTCTGCTCCAAGCCATAAAACAGGCACTTTATAGGCACCTTTGTTAGTTCTAGTGTGCAAATCCATAGAGCCATCAACCCATTCGTATAGTCCTGTGTCTATTGTCTCTAAAGACGATGCTTGAAATTTAATTGGTTTATCACTCGGCATTGAACGCTCCATCTCTTGCTCTTATACAGTCTGCTGTTACTTCAAACTGAGTATCAGCTTGGCCGAATAAGTGTTTTGGCTCATTAATTTTAACAATTTCATAAAAAATAGAACCATATCTTACAAAATCACCTTCTCTGACAAAAAGGTTTTGGTCCTCTGTTAGTCTTCTTTTATGAAACATAACTTTTAGACCTGTTTTCTTGTCCAGCCCAATGTTGTCAACTACCATAGTCTCAACACCTTGGTATTCAACTCTAGCAAACACTCTAACAGGCGGCAGAAAAGTTTTTTCTATAGCTTCTCCATACAAAGGGTGAAAATCTGTGTGTTCTATATCTATAGGAAAATACAAAATCTGTTGTCCGACAACTCTTTCAATAACTTCGTCATTAACTTGTTTTACAAGATTTTTTTCTTTCTCTCCAAGAAACATTGGTGGGGGAGGAGCATCTAATTTTGACCATTTATTATCATCTGACATTTATTTTATCCTACAAAAATTCCAAGTGGTGCTTTTTGAACTATAGCGTTTTGATTCTCAACCATATTTTTATCTGTTTCTATTAATTTATCGTATGTTGTTTCATCAAGTAATTTTCTTAATTCTTCTTTTAGTTTATCTTGTTCTTCTTTAGCTTGCCCTAGTAAGTCAGAAGCATTTAAAGTTATATTATCACCAGGTATTGGAATACTACCTCCAAACTTGCCCCTTATCTGCCCCAGGGTCTCTTTTGAGAGCGCTAAAGCAAACCTTCTTATCCACTGCTTACCCATTGAGTTTATGTTCTCATAAGGTATGTTTTGGAACGGTAAAGTGTTAATATTATTTACTCCATCTTGTCCTATATTTGAACTATCTGTAAACGGACTTGAATTACCATCTATAGTAAATCTAAACCAAAAGTTTTTTGGAGAAACTGCTGTTGGTTTTGGATAAAGTCTTAGTTTATTGTCAATGATTTCATATGAATAATGTGATGTTCTTGTGTACAAATGATCTTCATAGGCAATAGCTTGCATTTTATTATGCCAAGCAGGAATTACTTGAAAGGATGAATCATCGGCATATTGTCCGTAGTTATGAAAGTTACCCACAACATTTAAACCACCATAGTATCCATAAAATCTCCACATTTGTTGAGGAGATACATAATACATTTTTCTTATCTTGATTCTTTTATTACCAACTGATCCAGAGAAAAGAGAGCCGTCCTGTAAAGAAGCAGAATATACAATATCTTGAAGATCATAGTCTTGTTTGTCTGTGGTAGTAGTAAGGGAAGCACTATAGATAGGTTCTGTTCCTCCAACACCAGCTTCAGTTGCAAATTTATCTCCCATCTTGAAAGCATAATCAAAAGTAAATTTTGGAAACTTGAGAGAAGCTCCATCAGCTCCTGCTGTTGTTTCACCTTTGTGATCAAAAGAAGCGGTTGGTGATCCTAAAGCTGTACCAATAGAGTTTTTGGCTTGGTGTTGGTTCACTATATAAGAGTATTCTAAAACAGATTCTTCATAGTTAGCGTAAACATTTTGTTCTGTAAGTTCGATATCAAGAACATCCCCTCCAAGTCTTTTGAAAGTAAATTTAACTTGCTTTACTGCTCCTGTTATAAATTCAGCAGAGCCTGTGTAGATCCCCATTGGACAAGCAGCAGCAACATTAGCGTGAGTTCCTGTTACAGGTAAAATAATTGCTGATTGGGTTGATGTTGGTGTTAAAGTTGGTAATGACATACATAGAACCTCCGTTCCAAGTAATTAGTTTTTTAAAAAGAAAAGCCCCAAGCAATTGGAGAGCGAGGGGCAGAGCGGAGGACTAACACATATGCGTTAAGTATACACAGTAATTAGTCTATTCCTCAGTAGAAGCTGCTTTTTTCTTTACGGCTTCAGCTTTTTTCTTTGCAGCAGCTTTTTTCTTAGCTTCGGCAACTTTGCGTTTGGCTTCAGCTTCCGCCTCTGCTTTGCGTTTAGCTTCTTCTGCTTTTTGCTGCATGATTTTTTTTTGTTTTGTCAGAAAAGACATAATATTCTCCATTTTTTAATATTAATAGTTTTACTTATCATCGCAAGCTAGATATCCAAATAATTTAATTGAAAACTTCCCAGATGAATACTCTAAAGCATCGGCATCATCTGTTGCTTCACCGTTTACCAAATAAACTCCATAATCTTCAGCACCAATGTCATGTTTGGTTCCGAGGGTAGCAGCATAAGAATCCCAAGCTCCTAATGTCCATCCACCACCAGCTTCAATAAGAGTTGCAGGTGTACCACCAGCGACCGATCCAGAATAACCAGTTGTTAGTGTAGTTCCAATTCTTAAATCAATATCGGCAGTTCCACCTTGTGGCAACTCAGTACAAACCATCTCAGCTCCAACAATGTAACCATTAACAGCTGGTGTTAATTTAGTCAGATATGCAGGACTATGAGTTCCACTAGACGAAGAAACACCAATTATAAGATTAGCGATTCCAGCTTGTGAAGCAGCACCTTTACTTGAGCCTAAATCAACACAGATTTCAGTAACAACTTCAGTACCTCTACGACTAACAACATTTGAAACAACAAAAGGTGAAGCACCAGCACCAGGTTTATTTGCATTATCTTCTGCTAATTTGTTTCCCAAAAGAGCATTGAGCCTTTTGGCTCCCATTCTTCTATTTCCCATAATATATTCTCCTTATTAAAAATTATGAACCTGTTTTCTGGTCAGTTTCTACCAGCCCCATTCCGGTAGAGACAGTGAGCAGGGGCCTCGCCCAAAGGAGACCAGAATTCAAGTCGTAATAAATAGTTTTGAAAAATAGAAAAGCCCCAAGGAAAATCCAAGGGGCTCTTGTGATGAATTAATTCAACCAATCAAAGATTAGCTAGAACCTTCCTCACCAATAAGACCACGACAAATTACAAGACCGTACATATCAGGACGAACCATCTTCTTACCGTATCGAGTCATTACGCCTTTACGTGGCACAAAGTCCTCAACACCGAAGATTGTAGGTGTTGTTTGTAGTGGAACGTAAGGAGCATAAACGTATCCTGATTCTAAGAAAGAACCACCTTTACGTCCAACAAGAATAGCATTTCTTGGGAAGTAAGGATCAACGATGATGTCAAACTTACGAGAAAGA